ACTTTCCCCGCCGATACAGCAAAGGTCGATGCCTTCCCATCCGGCACGGTAATGTTATTCGCCCAGACGGCGGCTCCTACTGGCTGGACGAAATCTACCACGCACAACGATAAGGCGCTTCGGGTTGTGTCTGGTTCCGCCAGTTCTGGCGGTAGTGTGGCGTTTACCACCGCGTTCGCCTCTCAGGCGGTGTCTGGCACGGTTGGAGCGACAACGCTGACCAGCAGCCAGATTCCGGCGCACACGCATACAGTTATTGATCCGGGTCATACTCATAATGGTAATGGGGGGGATTTTCTTTTATTCAAATCTGGTGGCACTCTCGCCACAGGTGGGCCTCAAGGATATAATAATTCCTTAACAACAGCATCTGCCACTACTGGAATAACTATTTCCAACACTGGCGGCGGCGGTTCCCACGATCACACCTTCACCGGCACCGCTATCGATCTCGCTGTTTCTTACGTCGATGTCATCTTGGCGACTAAAGACTGATGCAGATCGAAGCCAAACATAACTGCCCGCTAGATGGCTTTAACCCCTGCCGGAAGTTGGATTGCGCCTGGTTCATTCAGGTGCGTGGGACCAATCCAAATACCGGCAAGGAAGTGGATGAGTGGGCTTGTTCAATGGCTTGGCTTCCCATTTTGATGATCGAAAACAGCCAGCAACAGCGCCAGACGGGCGCAGCGGTGGAAAGTTTTCGGAATGAAATGGTCCGGTCAAATGAACAAACCGGGCAAATGCTTCTGGCCTTTAGCGGGCAGAAATTGATAGAAGGCTGAACCATGGCGCTAGATCACAACGAAACCGCCAAACACGTTGTGGACGCCATTTCAGTGGCCACGATGATCGGGACATTGGCTCAGGTTCTGCCTGCTAGTGCGGCGGCTTTTACAATAATCTGGACCGCAATTCGGATTTACGAAACCAAGACGGTCCAATCCATTCTGAAATGGAAGCGGTGAAGCGCAATGCCGTATATTCCGCTTAAACTCCCGCCGGGGATTTATCGCCAGGGGACCCAATACCAAGCCGCCGGGCGGTGGTACGATTCCAATCTGGTGCGGTGGATTGAAGGCACGTTGCAGCCTGTTGGTGGGTGGCGGAAGCGTCAGTATGCGTCTGGCGGTTCTTATGTGAACGTTCAGGTTACTGGCGTTATGCGTGGTTCTCATGCTTGGCGCGAGAACGATGGCGATACGGTTATTGCGGCTGGCGGTGCGGCGAAGCTGTATGCTTTGAAGGCCAATACGGCGCCGCAGAATATCACGCCGATCCGTGAAACGGGTTCTCTGTCTAACGCCTTCAGCACAGTTTCTGGCTCGCCTACTGTTACTGTGGCGGATACCAGCCACGGGCTAACAACCGGCGACACCGCTAACTTCAGTTCTGGTACGGCTATTGGGTCGAGCGGGATTACGCTATCTGGCGATTACATTGTGACCGTTACTAACGCCAATGCCTATACGGTGACGGCTTCCAGCAACGCATCCACCACCGAAACCAATCAAGGCAGCGCGACTTACAAGTATGAAATCAGCGTGGGGCGCACGGATAGCGAAAACGCTGTGGGCTATGGTGTTTGGACCTATGGTTCAAGCACCTATGGCACACCGCGTCCTCAGTTGAGTGCGGCTGGTATTCTTGACGCATCTACCTGGGTCTTGGACAACTGGGGCGAATATTTGGTGGCGTGCCGGTCTGACGAAGGTAGTATTTACGAATGGGATTTAGGTGCTTCTACGCGGGCTGCGATTATCACGAATGCGCCAACTAACAATAACGCCATCATTGTAACCGGCGAGCGGTTTCTGTTTGCCTTGGGCGCTGATGGTAATGGCCGCAAGGTCCAATGGTCAGATCAGGAAGACAACACCACTTGGACGCCAGCAGCGACAAACCAAGCGGGCGATTATGAGTTGGCGACTTCTGGTAACTTGGTTTGCGGGGAGCGCACACGCTATGGCACCTTGTTGCTGACAACCACCGATGCCCATTTGGCGGTCTATCAGGGTCCGCCGTTCGTATATGGTTTTGAGCGGATTGGGTTTGGTTGCGGGGTTATCAGCCCCCAGGCTTCTGTTAGCTTGGATAATGGCGCCGTTTGGATGGGTGATGGCGCCTTCTATCTTTTTGACGGTACGGTGAAGAAACTAGACTCAACCGTCAGCGACTATATTTTCCGCAACATTAATTACAACCAAACCGCCAAGATAGCGGCTTGGGTAAATGTGGATTATGAAGAGGTTTGGTGGCATTACCCGTCTGAAGGCTCGTCTGAGTGCGACAGTTATGTGGTGTGGAATTACCACGAAAATACTTGGATGATCGGTAGTATTGCCCGCACCACTGGTATTTCCAATGGCGTATTTCAGAACCCGGCTCTGTTCGATCCGTCTGGTTATTTCTATGACCATGAAGTGGGCTATAACTATGACGGCGCCACTCTCTACGCTGAAGCCGGGCCGATTGAGTTGGGGAATGGCGATCAGATTATGGTCGCCAAACAGGTTGTCCCTGACGAGCGCAGCCAGGGTAGCGTGAGTGTGGAGTTCAAGACCCGGTTTGCCCCGGAAGGGACAGAAACCACATATGGGCCTTACACCATTTCGTCCCAGTACACCGATGTCCGGTTCTCCGCCCGCCAGGTTTCCTTCCGGGTGGAGGCAGTAGAGTTAGGCGATTGGCGGGTTGGTAACTTCCGGCTCAACGCACAGCCGGGGTCACGCCGTTGAGGTTGCCCCAGGCTCGCCCAATATATTCTCAGATTGACGATCAGACGGTGCGGTCTTTGATTGAGCGCGCCGATGCGGAAAACCACAAGCGGAACCGCGATGTCGAAGTGTCCCCTGGTCGGCTGATCCTTCAGTCCCCGGATGGAACCCGATGGAGCATCGAGGTTTCCAATTCCGGGGTGATTTCGGCTTCGTCCCTATGACGCCATTAGATGCTGAATTTGAGCGGTGTTCCGGCTGGCTCCAAGATGCCTTGGATTACGCCGGGAATACGCACGATCTGGCGGACGTTAAGGCTGGTGTAAAAGAAGGGCGGTTCACCTTCTGGCCCGCGCCGGAAGCCGCCATCGTCACCGAGATTATCGAATATCCGAAGTTTTCCGTGCTTCACGCTTGGCTGGTTGGCGGGCGGTTGGAGCAAATAGTCGATATGATCCCATCATTGGTTGTTTATGGGCGGTCTTTTGGGTGTACCAAATTGACCGGCACCGGGCGTCCTGGGTGGGTTCGTGCTTTGAAAGCACAAGGATTTACAGGTATAATGACCACAGTTTCCAAGGAGATCACGCCATGAGTAAGGGCGGCGGAAAGCAGACCACATCCCAGACCCAAACTCAGAGTGTTGACCCTGAGTTCAAGGCCCGCGCCTTGGATGTTTATGGCCGGGCACAGACGGCGGCTGATCGGCCTTACCAAGCATATACTGGCGAACTGGTGGCGGGTTTTACGCCGCAGCAGCAGCAAGCTTTCACGCAGTTTGGCCAAGCCGCCACCGCAGCGCAGCCAACTATTGCCCAGGCCCAGGAATTAGCCCGCCGAGTGGGGGCGTATCAGCCCCAAACAGTGGCGCAGGCGATGGAGGGCTATCAGAACCCTTACACCCAGCAAGTGATCGACACCACCCTGGCGGATATTGAGCGTTCGCGCCAAGTCGCCCAGGGCCAGGGTGCGGCTCGGGCGGTGGCGGCACGGGCTTTTGGTGGATCACGCCAAGGTGTGGCGGAAGCCGAAACCAACCGGGCGGCTTTGGAACAATCAGCCCGCACAGCGGCGCAGCTTCGATCTGCTGGGTTTGAGACTGCCGCCGGGCTGGGCGCCCGCGACATTGCCGCAGCCCAGCAGGCGGAAGCGCAGAGGCTGGCGGCGGCGGGGCAGCTTGGGCAACTAGGCGCCGCAGAGCAGGCGGCACTTACGCAAGGCGCCCAGGGCCTATTTGGCGCCGGTGGCGCCCAGCAGCAGCTTGAACAAGCCCGGCTTGAAGATACCTATAAGCGGTTTGCCGAAGAGCGCGGCTATCCGCTGGAACAACTTAGCATCTTGCAGCAGGCGCTTGGGTTCTTCCCAAATCCAATGACAACCACTACATCTGGCACACAGGCAGTGACGCAGGGGGCTGGACAAACAGTCAGTCAAATCGGCGGCACTGCTGCTGGCCTTCTCTCTGCGGCGGCTTTGTTCTAATGAAAGTTTTGCAATTTTCCGGCGGCAAAGACAGTTTAGCCTGTCTTTATTTGTTGAAAGCCGAGTGGGATACTTTGCCAGTTGTGTGGCTTAATACTGGCGCCGCATATCCAGAAACCATTTCTTACATGGAGAAATGGAAGAATGTTCTGCCCAATTTTATTGAGATCAAAAGCGATCAACCGAGCCAGATAGCCAAAAATGGCTATCCCTCTGATGTTGTTGTTGTGAATA